TCCTCCATAGCCTCCATACTTATAGAATGGCCGTGGCGGCGTACTCGTTCATCGTACCGGCGTCGACCGTGTTCCCCGACCCCAAGACCAGCACCGCCACAACAATAACGACCACCAGCAACACGGCGCCAATGATAACCAGAGCCGCCATGAATGTTTTATAAACTTATTGAAAAATAAGTCAGAAGGTCTGAAAACACAATGCACCAAGACATCGTTGCACTACTAAAAGCGTATAATAAGAAATGCAATCTATTGGACGACAAAGTGTACGAGCTGCAGAAACAGTACGACAGGGTTCAGTACGAGCTAAAGTGTGTGAAGGAGTTGCTGAGCGAATTGTGCGATACGGCGGCACCACACCGTAAGGAGGCGGTCGAGCGGATGATCGAGAACCACGGCCGAATCTTTCGCACCGAGTTGAGCGGAGCCTCGATAGTGTTCGAACACCAGCTTTTCACTGACCTGGGACCCTCCTCACCCACCGTCTGGGCCAACATCCTATGACGCGCAAACCGGTTCGAACTGGTTACCTGGACATATTAGAACCCGCTCTGATAACCACCTCATTCCTCTCCGAAGTGTTGCCTAGATCGGTCCTCTTAAACTATAGAGTTGTCTTCAATCATGACTTCCAAATTCTCCGCCGGCTCCAAATTCTCCACCGGTTCTTCCAAATTCTCCGAGCAACAGTTAGTGGCGTTCAAACCTCGCGAACCCATAGACCCCAACGTAACATATCTGGTGGACATGTTTCACAGAGACTGGTCAAAGGTGATCGATGTGTATACGCGGTTCCAGCCCGGCGGCACGCACTTTATAGTCAAGGGGTTCAATCTCAAGTTTATGATGAACAAGTGCCCCACCTTCGACGAGCAGCAAGAGACGGAACAGCGAAAGTACAAGCGTCAAGACGTGTGTTTTAAGGGAATGAAGAGGCGCGACGACGTGGCGAATAAGTACCAGGCGATTTTCTATAGGAACACCGAGGTGAATACGTGGCCCGACTTTCAGGCGCTGCGCTCGCGGCCCCGCAACAAACGCTTCGCCAACCGGCTCAAGTTTACATTTAAGGTGGTCAAGAGTCTCAAGTGCGACCAGTGCCCCGGGAACGAGTGCGTGTACGATGCGCTAAAACTGTTCTACAACAACGATAAAAAGTGCGCGGACGAGGTGGACCGACTAGTTTCAAAACAGTAAACGGTATGGAGAGGGTGCAGCGCGAAAAAGACGTTTTTATCCGAATGGCGCAACAGCTACCATCCGAAGCGTTGGTGAAACTGAAACCCCTCGTCGAAACTATCCACTACAAGCTCGACGTGTACGCAGCGACGCGAGACGTCAACACTCTGGACTCGCTTTATTATCTACTAAACGACGCGGTCAGGATGATGGAGCGCTATAAAAAACATAGCAAAGCGCTCTCTTCAATTCGAGAATAAATCTATTTCGGTATAACATTTTTCTTTTTTTTTCCAAAGTATAACCCATTGAAACAATAAATGACTACGTGGATAAAAAATTTATATAACTTCGTCTTCTAAACATTTGCTGTGAGGGTTGTTAGTAAAATACATGTTTTCCCACAGGTTGTTTTGGTAGACAATTTTGTTGTTGTGAGCGTCGACGAGGGCACCGTTGCTTTAAAGCCTCACGCGCACCGCCACAGCTGTGGGTCTGTACACTAGCACGCGGTTGTCCGATGGTGTGTTTGCCACAAGTGGTGTAGTCGCACGTCATGTACCGGTTCTCGGTCCTGGTGGTGGTTTTGGCTTACCCGTTCCAGATTTGGTGTGCGCCTCGTACGAGGAGATGAACGATTGAGCGGTCGTCAAAAGGATAGTTAGGAGGACGAGATACATCAAATAAACACTAGATTTTTGTTGTGCTATTTATTAGATCTTAGAGTATACGAGCTACATTTCAAAGTCTTCATCGCTGGTCATTTCTTCGTCAAAGTAGTTTGGCGCTTGGTTTTCTTTGTCGTCACCAACCTCCCACAGCAGCTCATCGGCTCTCTGTTCAAACTCCTCTCGGCCTTCCCTCGGACTCAACTGGTAGGCCATGGCGTCTTTCTCCTCGCGAAAGTTGAGATGCACAAACTTGGCGATGCGGGACCGGTCTTCGGGGGCCTCTTCGCGACACATTTGCACGTCGAGACGGTACTGGTCGCGCAGCTCTTCTTGTGACAAAAACTGGACCTGACCAATGGCGTTCTCCGTGTCTCGGTCCGTGTACCTATACGAGTAGCCAAAGTGAGGGTAGTACCGCTCCATCTCTTCCCATATCGGGTGACGCTTGGGTGCGGCGCTCAGATACCGCTGCAGGTTGGCCGCCGTCCAGCGCTCGAACTCTTGCGCCCGTCGCCTCTTGGACTCGTTCTCAAGCTGGAGCCGGATCAATCGACGCAGCCCCTCCTCGTTGATGAACTTGCTGTTGTCCAACAGCCGCGACGCAGGCACGTACTTTTTTCTCGGTGCGCCAGCCTCTTAACCGTCTCGTAGGTGATCCAGTTGTTGACGTGTACCCCTATCACGTCGTAGCTGCGCGTAAACTCGAACGCCAACAGAAACGAGTCCGCCAACATCCATTTTGTACCACCCAGCTCGATCATGTGCACCTCAAAGTCCACTCGGTTCAGCGACAGCGTATAGGTGTTCATTGTGCATGTAGCCGTTAAAGACTGGACGTTTATAACGTTGGACACGGGCTTTATTTGAAAGTCTACCTTAGAGTGGTATATAAACCACTGCTCGGCTCAACCACTTCAACGACAGTGTCTAATATATTTCCATTGGTGGGTTTGAAGGTGTTAATACTATATATTTCCATTGGTGTTAATTCGTTGTATCTACCACATAAAGTGTAACAACTACCACAACTTGAACCCGTGCTGCATCCATCACACGTTATTGTAACTAAATTCCCACCAGCTCTACACTCATAGTACGTAAAGCAAGGATTGCGCCTACTCCTCCATGTCTGACCCACGTTTTCCGATGTGCATTCAATTTCCGATATATCAAATGTGTTATGAACCACTGTGACACCACGAGCTCTACACCCGGGTAGAGTTGTGCAATGCACTTGTACAAATTCGTTACCTTCTAATTTCCAGCACATTCCTTGCGGTGAATAAATCCCCCCACGTCCCCCGCAAGGGGTGACGATTTTATTGCACGGAAATCTGTGATCTCTACCCCAGGATCTACCGGGTGGGCACAAAAACTCTTCCTGCGAAGGCACGAATGGCTCTCTTTTTGCCGTGCAGCCAACATCGTTAATCATTTCACACGCTCGGCGACTTTTATTATACTCCTCAAACTCGGGACAGGTTCGCAGCTCACCGTTTACGTAGTATTGGTTGCAAGGTAAATTATCATTTACGGCACCACCACCATCGCCGCCACGACCGCTCATCATAACCACCACCACAAAAATTAAAAACACTACAACGATAATAATTATGATATTCATGACTTACGTAATGTCTTTCGGGAAAATCTCGAATAGAGACAGAGGCTCAAGTCTAAATCGACAAAACAATGAAACTAATACTTTTTCATACAACTTTTATTTCATAACGCCGAACCAATTTCCAAAGTTTTGAACAAACTTTTGGGTCGGTGATGCCGAACCCGCTTTTATTGCGTGCAAGCATCGCAGCCCGCCAAGTTGATGTACGGAGTCGTAGAATTGAACACCAAATAGTAGATGGCGGTCTTCAGCTTTGCGTCGTGCGTGTACCTCAGCACCCGAAACACGTCTTCATACTCGGGACGACAGTTGATGATCACTGACTGCGACTGGTCCACGAACGGCGCCGTCCTCTCGAACATTTTCACCTGCTTAGCTATGGTTACGAACCGGTTGATCTCGGGCGCGTCGTTCGTCTTCCACAAAAAGTAGGGTACGCTCGCGAAGCGGCCCGTGCCCGAGTTTTTGGTGGTCTGCACCGCGCCCGGCATGGGAAACTGCACCGACTCGGTCACGTTGGTCATGAGGCTCGTGGTCGCGGTGGGCGCTTGGGCCGTGAGCATGCTATTGGCCATACCCAACTTCATGTGCGGCCGAACCTTACTCCACAGCTCGGACAAAACGGGCTCCACTCTTCGCAGGTCGAACTGGAGGAGACCCCGGCTAAACTCGCTCGCCGCAAAGTTGGCGCACACCACTCCGCCGTTGAGACGGTTGTACGCCACGCTAGAGACCACCGCGCCCAGGTAAATGAATTCGGCCACCAGGCCCGAGTAGTGCAGCATGGCGTCCCCATAGGCCTTTTCGCGACCCTTCAAAATGTACACGGCGTCAAACAAGCCGGTGGGTGTCAACCCCAGCTCTCTGCGCTTCGTGCCGTCCAGCAGCCGATTCAGCACGAACACCGACATGTACGCCGAGCAGAAGCAGTGCATAAACAAGCGGTCCTCTTCACCACCTTCTTTAAAGTCGGGGCAGCAATCCCGCATACCCAACGTCTCCAGTTCGCGCGCAACCTCTCGGTAAATCTCCAGCAGTGGGTACTCTTCGCAGTAGGCCGCCACGTTTATGGTCATCAGGGTGCACATCGAAGACGCGTCGGTGCCAGAGTGTTGGCTGATTTCGGTGCATAGGTTGAGGGTTTGCACGGTACCGAGGGCGCGCTGATTGTTGTACTCGTTCACGGTGTCGCGCCACACCACATACGGGAACCCGTTCTCGGTGATGCAGCTAATGATGTCGCCCAACACTTGAACAGCCCGCATCTTCTTGACGTAGAGTTTAGCGTCCACCATGCGCCAGTACAGACACTCGTACTCTTCACCGTGGCAATCGTTGAGCGAGGCACCCTCCAGAGTCGCGTCCCCATCAAAAAAGTACCACATCGCATCTCTATTATCGCGTTGCATCTTCATGAAAAAGTCCGGTATCATCACTCCGTAAAAGATGTTGGGCGTGATGCGCGCGTTCTGCTGGCGCAGCGTTAGGCATATCATCGAGTTGATGCTGTGCAGCGAGAGGAACACGGCCAGCTTGGACTTGCGCGCCGACACGTTCAGCACCGTGGCCGCGTCCAGATACTGGCACAGTTCCACAAAGTTGTTCTTCAGCTCTCCGGGCACTTCAGACCCTTTGTAGCGCAAGTTGTCGGCGCCCACACCCACGCCGGTGCCGGTGATGGTCATCGAGGCCACGCGGTTCAGCTCGTCGAGTTTTGTCTGCGCTTCGTAGCTGCGGCTGAACAGTGTCAGATGGCAGGCGCTCGGTGTGGTCGTCTTCTTCTCCAAGTTCAAGTGTTGACACAGGGCCGATGAAGGAATCAAAGACACAGAACCCAGGAGCGCGGCCACCAG